TGAACGTTCCCGTCTATGGTCAGAAGTCCTCGCAGCAGGTGCAGGGCCAGTCTGACGCGCCTTCGATGGAAATCACGATCAACTTCGTTCCCTCCGAGTGGGCGAAGCTGGCCGGCAACATCCTGGGCAACATGGTGGGCGACGGCAAGCAGTACGTCTTCCGCTTCACCCTGCTGAACGCCGAGCCGACCGGTTCGGGCGCGACCAAGTATGCGGCCACCACGGCCGGTCTGGGCACCGTCGAGAACAGCCAGTTCTACTGGTATGGCAAGCTCGACGCGCTGCAGGTCACGCCGAACCTGACGGACTCCAACCAGGCAACGATCACGCTGACGCTTCAGTCGGCGTTCTTCGGCGCCTACACCAGCACCTAATAAGTGCTATCGGAGGGGACCTCTTCGGAGGTCCCCTTCTTCCTTTCATTCCGAGGAAATCATGTCCGAAGATAAGAAAAATCCCCCATTCAGTATGGGGTATGTTTTGCGTGTGACTTCGAATCACATGCAGAAATCCATCAACATCAGTATCCAGAAGACAACCAATCGCATCCCCGAGTTCATGGCGGATGAGAAGCGTTCGAAGGAACTGCTGAAGACGCTCGCGCATCTCCATGCAATGCGCAAACAGCTGGAAGATTTCCAAGCTGCCCATTCTGAAGATTTCAAAGGTGAATGATCATCATGGCTGACAATGTGAAGGGCATCAAGGCGCTCGTGGGTTCGCGCCAGAACAAGAACCACAAGTTCATGGATCAGAACGTCACGATCCAGAAGCTGACCTATGCGGAAGTGATGCAGGTGAAGGAACTCGCGCAGGGTATCGAGAACGATGACGCGAAGGGTTTCGAGCTGCTCAAGTTCGTGGTCCGCAAGGGCACGCAGGGTGGTGACGATCTGACGGACGACGATTTCCAGACCTTCCCGCTGGACGAGCTGAGCGGTCTCTCGAGTGCCATCATGAAGCATTCGGGCATCGCCGGAGATCAGGCTGCGGGAAAATAACACTCTCAAGAGAAGAGTTGGATCTATTTGAGATCGCCTTCTTCTTGAGATGTGGGGTGTACGAGCTAACAGCTCGCCCTTGGGACGAAGTCATGGGTTGGTTCGATTACTTCGAACGACGACCATATGACTGGCGCGATGACGACAGGACTTATAAGCTGTTACAAGCTCAAGGCGCCAAGGAAGGTCCAGAGAAATACTTTGTGTCCCTGCACAGGATCTACAAACCTGATTCCGTGCAGACCGAAGATGGGAAATTGAGCGCCAGTAGTCTTAAGGGCTCATTCATTTTCCAGAAAATGCTTAGCGCCAAGGGTGGGGATAAGTTGGAGATTCTTCATGCACGTGAAGATGTCGGTGACGGGAATTGATGCGGAGTTCCGTAAAGCAGAACTTGCATTGAAACGTCAGAGTACACTTGGGACAGCAGCTGCCGTTGGTGCGATGGTAGCTGACCTCCGAAGGGAGACCCCGGTTGACACAGGCTATGCTCGAGAGCATTGGAATGCAGTTCCGACGCTCAAAGGCTGGAATGTGTCTAACCCTGCCCCATACATGGATCGTCTGAATGCTGGGTCGTCAAGACAGGCTCCTGCGCGATTCATTGAAAGCACGGTATTGCGTCATGCAAGACCTTTGGGAGTGATCGTTGATCACGAATGACCCACTACCCTAACCCGGTAGTGGGTTTATTTTTGGAGAACAAATGGCAGTAGTCATCAAGACAGTAAGTGACTCTCAAGAGGCACAAACTGATCTTCACAAACTACGTGCATCAGTCGACGGTATCCAAAAGAGTGCTGATAAGGTAACTAGCACATTCTCCAAGCTGGCGACAGTGATCACGGTGGGATTGGCGGGAACGGGTATTGCGGTAGCGTACACGAAGACCTCCGATGCCATTACTAATATGTCCAACAAGCTGCGGTCCACAACGACGTCGCAGTTGAATTTCAATTATGCTCTTCGACAGACTCGACAGATCGCAATCAGCACACGCGCCGATCTGGGTGCCACGACGGATCTTTATTCGAAGATCAGTCTTGCATCCAGTCAGTTCGGTGCGACGCAGGCGCAGGTGGCCCGAGTGGTCACCACAGTCAACCGCGCGCTGGCCGTGGGCGGTGCGTCGGCGCAGGAAGCCCAGAGCACCATCCTGCAGCTGGGGCAGGCCCTGGCGTCCGGAGTGCTGGCAGGCGACGAGCTCCGTGCCCTCCGGGAGAACGCGCCTCAACTGATGAAGGCCGTAGCCAATGCCATCGGTGTGCCTATGGGTGCACTCAAGAAGATGGGCGAGCAGGGACAGCTGACGTCCAAGGTCATCTTCGACGCGCTTTCGAAGGCAGAAGGGGATATCAACAAGGTCTTCAAGGCCACTGATATCACGTACGCCCAGGCATTCAGCAATCTGAAGACCGCGACTCTCAGCGTCTTCAGCGATATCCAGAAGCTCATCGTGAAGTCAACTGGATCGTTTGCGGCAATGATCAATGGTTGGGCCACAGGTCTCTTCAACTTCTCATCGACCTTCCAGCTTCAGCTTCTTCACATGAAGATCAAGTTGGTCCTCTTCGCCTATAACGGGTTGAAGATCATGGACAATCTCTGGGACAAGATGACAGCGGGATTGCAGACCTTCGGGTCTTCCTTCATGACCACGATCAATGAAATGTCTCCTGCTCTGGGAGCTTCATTGAGTGTGTTCGTGGGTTATGCCTCTCGTTTTGCCGCGTATGCCCAGAGTGCATTCACGGATTTGTTCAGGAACTTCAGTCTCGAGAATGTCACCGCAGGTGTAATCAACACCTTCAAGAAGATCACGGTCTCGGTTCGCAGTGTTGTGGCAGCGATCTTCAAGAAGATCCCCACGATTGATGTGCGCAGGTTCCTTCCTGGTCTGCAGGCTGCAGTGGAATACGTCAAGACCATCGTGACGAAGATCGAACGTTGGTTCTTCTGGGTCTATGATCAGGTCATCGGTCACTCGTGGGTGCCGGACCTCGTCGAAGGCGTGGTGTTCTGGTTTAAGAAGCTTTTGGGCTCACCGCTACAAATTGTTAAGACGTTCGGTCGAGTGGTTAATACAGCATTCGCGGGTATCGCATTCACGGCCGGCTTCGGTGCCCTCGTCAGTGTGCTGAAGGGTGTCGGCGGCAAGCTGCTCAAGATCGGTTCTCTTATCGGTCTCGCAGTTGCGGGCTGGGCAGCATTCCGAGTTGCCACCGGGAAGCCGATCAAGTTCAACATTGATGGTGATGGTATCCAGGAGAAGATCCGAGGTATCGTCTCATACACTGTGGACAAGTTCAAGATCGCATGGCGTGCCATCAAGGAGAAGTCGGATCAGTTACTTCCGTCACGGGACTCTGTGGCGAAGTATGTGATTCCTCTCGCCGGTCTGGCGACATTCGCTGTGGTGACGGGTCTGAATCGTGGCATCGGTGATGGTATTCTTAAGACATTGCTCATCGGTGCAGTGACGGCTGCATTCTCCACGGGAATGATCCGAGCGTTCGGTAAGGGCAATTTCTACGAAACGTTCTTCCGACTGGGTAATATAGTCGCCGCGGGAGCCGCCAAGGGATTCGATTTCCTGTTCAAGGGAAATGCCATCAAAGATCCTTTCGGACTTCTACGTGTCACTGCAGGTATCCTACTCACGTTCCAGAAAGGGCGTGAACTCCTGGGAAGTCTCGCTGGTGCGGTTGCTCTGGCTCCTACGAAATTTGCCATCAACTTTGCGGATAAGACGGATCTTGGGTATACCAAGGACAAGATCTCCGCAGCGGAACGTCTGGCTCAGACACCTGGATTGTCTTCGTCACGGCAAGCTGAGATCAAGAAAACACTGACCATTCTGAAAGATCAGGAAAAGATCATCCAGGGTCGCATCAGTCAATACGCGGCAGCTTCTCGTGCTGCGCTATTGAATACTGCAGGTGCACTGGGTGGTATCCTCGGTGGTGTCGCGGGTTTCCAGATCGGACATGACATCGCGAAGGGTATGACTGGCGCTCCGGAATGGGTCAAGCTGTTCACTCAGCTGGCCATCGCGTTCTCGGGACAAGCCATCGGTGCGGCAATGGCTGTGGCTTTCACGGCTGTGGTCCAGAAGACTCTCCAGGTCGTCTTTGCAAGGCTCTTCTTTGAAACTCTTATCAAGCCTCTTGCACTGTCTCTGTTCGCGAACTTCTTGCGTCCGCTTGCAGTGTTCGTCAGTGTCAACCTGCTGCGTGGCCTGGGTATCACCTTTATCATGGGTGCGGGTAAGATGGCCACGGCCATCACACTGAGCATCTCCGGTGGTGCGCTCATTGTGGCCGCTGCGATCGTTGGTGCGATGACTCTTGGAGCCATCAAGTGGGCCAAGGAAGCCGGCAAGGCAACTGAGAAGTTCACGGATGCCGTCAAAGACATGTCTCCGGTCCAGCAGGCCAGCGCTTATGCGATGTACAATAATCCGTGGGATATGGCTGGTCCGGGTGTCTGGGAAGTGGACAAGAAGAATCGTAAAGCAGGCGGTGGCAAGATCACCGGTCCGGGTACGGACACCTCCGACTCGATTCCTGCTCTACTATCTAATGGCGAGTTCGTGGTCAACGCGCAGGCGACTCGTAAGAATCTCGCATTGCTGCAGGCCATCAATGATGGTGTGTCTCTGAAGAAGTTCAGTGACGGCGGTTCGGTGAGTGCTCTCATCCCGCAGAAGTTCAATAGTCCCATGAAGCTTGATCCCAAGATCGCCAGTAGTCTTGAGAAGCTCTCAGAGAATCTGAAGAATGTTGCTGAGAGCATCAAGCAGAAGCAGTTCGTGCTGAAGGAGCCGGCAGCTGCGGCAGTGAAGAATACTGATCTTGACGTGGCCGCCACGAGGCTCAAGGATGCATCCACGAAGCTCAAAGATGTAATGGATGCCTATAATGAGGGCGATGGCGTCCTCGGTGGTATCCTGGCTGCAGGCAGCAAACTCGGTGATCTCATCGGTAACTCGTTGGGAATGCAAGTTCCCTCACAAGCCGACGTTATGGCCGGTCTTCCGACTCCTGATATTCCCACTCCCAATTTCGGTGGTGAAGAGGATAAGACGTCCCTGCAGTACCGTCTGCAGAATGAGAAGAACAGCACTAAAGTGTTTGCCGATATGGCAGCACAGCTGAAGCACTTCGATGTGGCGAAGGTCACGACCAAGGATGTCGCCGGGCTCGACACCGCAACCACCAGTGCAATCGCCAAGGTCCTTGATGATCTGACGAAGTTGGAAGTCGCGGCTAAAGATCCGGAAGCTCCTGGATTCGTTAAGAGCACGTTCACGGAAGCTATTGGGACTCTCGGTAAAGAGATCAAGGATCGTCTCGCGGAAGCTCAGGAAGCGAATCGTCTCGATCCGGGTCTGAAGATCGTCACGACGCCTTGGGATAAGGCTTTGGAAGCCATCAATGATGCATTCACTGATCTGAACCTGACCGCCAAA